ATACAATATGTGTAACGGTATCAGAACCAGTATTGTAATTATGGTGAGAACCACTAATAGCTCGAGCAACAAAATTGCCAAAACTACCACTCGTGGTATTATTCACGGTAAAATTTTTATTAGTTGTAAAAGACCTTTTAGATATATGTTGGGGGTCTATTATTTTGAACATTAGAATCCCCTTTAGAAATCAAGCTTGACCTTAATTACAGCCTCTCTGGAGAAAGATTTTAGAACGGGTTTACTTAATTTAGCAACTGCTAACAATTCACTTTTTGAATTATACAATCCAACTTGAGTCATATAAGTTTTTGGATCACCTTCGAAAGTAGTTTGTGTAAATACTCCTTCTGTATTACCAGACTTCGTTGCAAATGTTGGATTATTACTAAAATTAAATTCCTTATTGGTTGCTCTACAGAAGTACATTGTTGAAGTTACTTCTTCTTCTCTTCTCGCTGCAAAATATGCACCAGCTGCAATTTGTTTAAAAAGTTGGCTTGGAGTGTCATCAAATGTATTTGTACTTCGTGTAGTAGTAACTGATGCAGTGGTTTGAAGATGAGCTGCATCTAATATAATTATTCCTAAATCAGGATAGAAATTACCAAGAGCTCCACCAGCAGCTGCAGTTCTAAATGTATCTGCAGTTCCACTTGCTATTGAACCACTAACAATATTGAATACTCGACCCGCTTCATTTACTGTTGGTGTTGTGGTTGCTCCACTATCATCAATTAATCTCATCTTTTTAGTCGCTGTGAGTGCAAGTTCCCAGTTACCTGGATCCATCTTTTCTCTCATTCGGGCCCTATTCATCACGATAAAGAAAATATCTTCGGAAGCCGATGAAAAAGAATTAAAGGTGAATTTATCTGTATATGGGGGTAACAAAACATTTGCAAATTGTCTATACATTCCAGCGGTTTCTCTATTACCAGCCACCGTTTTGGTTGTATTTCCTATAGAACCACTTCCACCATAATTCGCATATCCACATGCAAACTGTACTTCTCGTGTTGAGTCGGTTTGTACTTTATCATAAACATTCAAAAAAGAAGCTGAACTAGCACCTTGTGTGGACGCGGTGTAAAATGCGGTAAGACTTCCTGCCCCACTGCTAAATATACCACTCGATACTATAGTTCTATCTGTAACTACATCAGTATCTACTGTAAAATTTTTATATGCATCTGCCATTGTTTATTTTCCTTATATTAGAAGTTAGGATCTGCTAAAGTTGTCAAAGTTATAGATTTTGTTACACCCGTTTGATTACCAATCACAGTTAATCTTGCCGATTTACCTACACGCAATTGTTTTGCTTGTAACCTAATTTCCTTTGGCGATACTACAACTGCTGTTCTCTCATCATCTTGTTTTGTTTGTGCAGCCCCTGTAAGAACGGCTGTTCCATTTACAACAGGTATAATATAAGCCACATCAGTATCATTAAGTTCAAATGTAAAACTTGTATCACCCGCATTAGTACTTTGTGCCGCAATTGGAACTTCGGGGCCACCATAAGTTAACTCTGTATTTTGTAAAGATAAATATAAAATTGGCATCCTTGTTGTATTTTTATTCAAAGTTATTAATTTATATCTCATTACTTGATTTTGATCTGTAAATGCCTCTAAAACTGGCATATTCTCAATAACGGCTCCATAATAATTTGAACCATTAGGATGTGCCGTATCCCACAAATTATAGTCAATTTCATCATCTGCTAATGAAAATTTTGTTACATTGAAGCTACCATCACCTCTTGCTAACAGTTCTCGACCCTTTTTAGTCAAGATAGCATCTACGGTAATACTTGTATTATCTAAAAATCCCATATTTTATCTCCTCTTGATGGAAGTGAAGATATGAATAATATCCTCATACATAAATATATACTTCCCTAATTTTTATCATTATTAATTTCTATCTAACCCGGTTCGCCTGTCTTTTTCTGAAAACCAGTATCTCGTGGATTCAACTTAGAATCGTCTACCAAACGAGATTCTCCAGGTTCTTTTGATACCAATCTTGTTGGATTTGTTATTGTCATCTCTACTACAGGATAATTAGGATCTTTAGGATCGGAACCATGACTCGTCCCTTTATAAAATGCCCTAAATAATGTTGAATCATATGCTAATGACTGAAACTCAGATGGTACTAATGAATGACTATAATGTCCCATAAAAGTGTCCGTATTCTCAACAGAACCACTTAGTGCACCAATATGTACAGGATTTATACCGAAAGTTGGATGACGACTTGCTGATGCATCATTATGAAAGAAATATCTATATTCATAATTATGCTCAGATGTTGTTGAACCCGTTATAGTGGGATTCAATACTTCCTCAAAATTAACATCACCTTTGGTTATTGAGGCACTAAGATAACTAAGTCCCCACTCATTACTTTGAGAAACTGAGTTTCCGTATATTCTATACCGAGATGGCATTGCAAGTACTCCAATAGAACCCGATTCGGGAATCCAATATGCAATATTAGAATCTCCTTCATAATAAGGAAACTCTCCTGATAATTTAAGCATACTATCGTCTGAACCACTAATGATTCTTGTTGCTAATATTCCATCGTCATAATGTCCTGCGTTTTCGAAATACAAACTCTCATATTCAGGTGTCTTACCAAGAACTTCTTTACTACGATTCAATATATTAGGTTCAACTAAAACGCCAAGAGTAGATTTTGCTCTTGCTGGTAAAAGTGTTCTAATTTGTTTAAAAATACCACTATCGTAATATTTTAATATTCTTAAATAGTCCCAAAAATTATTTGACTTTGAATATTTTTTCCAATATGCATTTTGTATTTCTTTTAAACCACGATAATCGTGTTCAAATTGATCTCTTGGATCTCCAATATAATCATCATAATTTATATCGGCTAAACTATAAATAATATCTTTGTCTACAACATCGGTAGGTGAAAAATACACACCAAGTTTATTTGAATCTACAGGTGCAAAATCAAATGCTGATTTTTGTAAAGTTGTTTGTCTTGATAATGATCCTGTAAGATAACTACTTTCTATTCGTATTTTATTAGTATTTCTTCTTGAAGCTCCGATATCAGGAATCTTCATTTCTTCTATTTCACTAATACTACGATAGAAATTATCAGTAAATGAATTTTGAATACCAGTTCTTGCAGAATAAGTTGTATTATCAACACTATTACTTACAAACCTAACTCCAGCAGAACCACTCAAGTCTACATTCTCATCAAAAGTAAGTCTATAAACTAAATTATCTGCGTGTGAAGAAGTAGTGTTACCATTATACGCCTTTGGTGTTCTAACATGATTATCAAATTTACTTTGAGAAAGTGGTTCAGTCCATAATCTATACTCCATAATAGAACCACTTAGGTTATTACCATCGAAAGCACTTCCACTACCACCTATAAAAAGTTGGGCACTTGCAGTAAATGCGGCATTTAATGCATTTCCTGCGGACGCAACTCCACTCTCTAAACTCTCACTTGATTGATAATTAATTTTAAATCTTGTAGCATCATATTGTTTAGTAACTAATTCATATTTTACATTTTGAGTTATACTATCACTCGTCAAGTCTAATCCATTTGAACTTTTCCTCGTCAACATCACACTCCACATCTCATCATTATAAAATTGCTGTAAAGATGAAGTTATGTATTGTGCTCCTGTCGATGCACTAACTGCAAATCGTAAATATCCTTTATTAGTTGTACCACCATCTAATAATGATATTGCCCAATCATTACCTTTTTGTACTATAGTTTGATTCTGTCTCTTTGGTGTTCTAAATCTAAACTCAACTGTTTCGGGATAACGTCCACTTGAATTATCAGTAGTCCATAAGTGTTCTATATACTGACTACTCTTAAAATCTAATGCATATGTAAACTTTCTTTGTAAATCATAAGTAATTCTATTATCATAATCAGGCCCACCATATTCTCTAACTCTAAGTATAGAACTTGGAATACCATAACAATTTAATAAACCTTTTAGTGCTCTTGTAGTTCCTTTAGTTCTTTGTAAATAAGGTAAATTAGCCAGTATTCGTTTCCATATTTCTTCCGTTACTTCTTCTTGTGCCTTTTCAAATTTTTGTGATGCATCAGATATATCTTTGCCCAACAAATATTCTGAAAGATTTAATAAATCATTTCCATTAACTACTTCCAAACCAGATGCTTTAGCTACGTGTTTTACAATATCTTTTGAGATCCCTTCAGAAATCTTACTTTGTCTATCATTCATATCGGTAAAGTGTTTTAAATAAACCCAAGTCTCATCAAATTGTTGACCAATCATATCTGTAAATTCTAAGAAAGTTCTATTCTCATCATCGAACCTTACGTGTCCTGGTAAATTATTCACTAATCTACTATCATTCATAGTATCATACAAAGATGCACTTTCAATCATAGTATTATACCAAGTAACCGCTATAGAACCAGTTGAAGGTACTAAAGTATATGGACTTGAACTATTTTCTTTTGGCCAACTTGTATCGTGAAATTGTCCTGCTGAACTTGATACATAAGAAGATGATTCATTATAAAGAAAACTTTCATAATGATCAAAACTATTTTTCACCTGATCAACTTTAATTCCATAGTAAGATTGTTTATCACTTGAACTTGAAACATCAGTATATTGACTTTGACTTATAGTATACTCCTCAATAAGTCCTAATTTATATTTAAAGTTTTTTAATCGTTCTTCAGCTGAACTAAAATTTACAAAACTACTAAAACCATTATCGTTATATTCTTCTAAACCAGTTATTCTTTTTTGATAATCAATATTTACCTTTACATCTAATAAACTACCAGAAACTAATTTATCTTCAATCTCTTGTATAACCGTAGTATTACTTCCAACTAAATTATCAAATGAATTAAAATTAGTTCCTCTAAATTCTATTTGAGAATCTTCTGTTCCGATATTAGGAAGTCTTAAAAATGTAGACTTATTAAGTTCAACATCTTCGATAAATGGAACAAGTTTAATTCTTTCTTCAACTGGCTCTAAAACCTCAGTTACAAAATAACCTGATGAAGCTTCTTCAATATTATCTGTTAGTGGAGAGTAAAGTTTTATAGAAATAAATCCAGTTGGATCTTTAAATTCATTAGTGATTAAATATGCTTCACCTTGAACAATTAAGTATGTATTTAAATCATTAACTTTATTTTCGGAATAAAGAATATATCCATTTGGATATCTGACTTGTGGTTTAAATGAAGACACTACGGTTGGGTAGGTTACTCCTTTTATCACATGCTGTTCACCCATCGTTTCCAATTGAGTTCTTCTTGATTCCCAATCTAAACTAACTGAAATTTGATCTTTAGAATGTACCTTTAATATTGTTCCAACATAATCTTTATTCACAATCCTTGTAGCCCACTCATCTTTAGTTTGAGTTGCGGTAGGGCCGGATAATAATACCCAACCCCATGTTTCAACATCCGTATTGGGATTGGTGGATATATGTGTCCACCCATATACTGAACCATCCTGATCTGTATATGGGTCATCTGGTTGGCCGAATTGGCCTGGGCCCATGTCTTGCTTCGTCTCCACTTTCTTGGTTTTATCAAAAAATTCATCAAATTCATCTCCAGAACCTAAGAGCGGATTGTATCCCTCAGGAACTACAGCTTCTTTAACTTCATAAACATCAGGTACAACTAATCTACCACCTTTCATTGTAGTATTAAAACCAGGATCACCGTCTTCCAGTTTTAAGGTTACAACATTGGCTTCTGTCTGAACAGCTGGACTATTAAATTCATAACCCGCATTTGTATGGGGTTTATGTACATATACCTTTTCACCATTTACTGAATTTAAATCACTAATATATGTAAAATCTTCTATGTTGGGGTTTAGTCTTATTTCAATTTCAGTTCTATCTTTTGATATTTTTGAAAGATAATATTGGTCGGAATCTGAATTACCTGCTATTGGTCTATAAAAATAATAAAGTACACGATACTCACCTTCAGTATACCCGAAATCTCTCAAATGTTGACCGATATCTAATTCAACTACACCCTCGGTAGAAGGTGGGGGAAAGGTTGTAGCAGGAACAACATTAACAGATAATAACTTCTCTTCTTCCAAATCATAAACATAAACATATGCATAATCAGAATGGCGTCCAAAATCACTTGGGGCCCGTTGTGGAGATATTAATATTCCACTATCTCCTACTGATAATCCTTTTCGTACTGGCATATTAGTCCTCGCCTTGAGCGGCCTTTATTAAATCTTCGTATATTTTTATTTTTTCTTTTAATATATCTTCTAAATTACTTAAAGTTGATGGTTCTGGTGGGGGAGTTGTTGGTTGAAATTCATTAAACAATCTTTTCTCCTTTAATACTGATTCTAAATAAGATAGTATTATTTTAGGTTTTTTATTTGGTACTCTTACTAATTGCCAATATTCCTCTGTTGAATTATTTTCTATATCAGAATAACTAAGTAACAATCCACCACCGTTTCTTAATAAATTCTCTGAGGTTATTTCTGAAACAGAAACCTGTGCTGATTCAAAGGCAGATAAAAGTTGTCTCTCTCTTTCTCTATCATCTTCATTTAACATACTTCCATATGTATCAGACAATAATGATGCACTTAAATAATTAGTAGCCATTACGACCTCACTACTTTGAATTCATATCCATCATCATAAATCATTTTTTGTTGATCAGAACCACTACCACTTATAACCTGAATTAAAAATCTATAGTGTCTTTCGGGTTGAAATCCATCAAACCAAACATTAAAATAATTACCCGAACCATCACAACTAACAAGTGAACCTGTACTAAATGGTATTATTGTTTCATTAGTATGTGCGTCCTTTACTGAATAATAAGTACCTTGTCCCATTGCACCACTTCCACTTGGTAAATGTTTAACAGTAAGTGCTGCTGGTGTAGATGAAAATCCTCTTGTTGGATATAATTCACGACCAACAAATCTAATTCTTGCCTTAGACTTCTCTCTATAATCAGGTCTTAAATTTTTAAAATAAACTGTTAATTGATCTATTTCAGATGCGGAAACGGGTGCCATCCAAGTTGACCCAGTTGAAAAACTTGAATCATCCCACTCTACTTCTAATTTTGGTGAGTAGATTGTATTGGTTTCTCTTGAGAAAAATTTTAATTGTCCATAATGTGATGTATCATATTCTGCAGAACCACTTGATAATGAAGGATCAAATACAGTATGTGCACTTTCACTTGTAGGTAAATTTTGTCGTTTAACAATAAACCCATTATTAGGATATACAGAACTTGAATAAATATGACTTTTTACCAAATCAGTTATATCCATTCTTATATCTTGAGTTTCATATATTAAAGATTGTGAACCACTAACACTATATTCAGCTGCAGTACCACCTATACTTCCAGTAAACCAAGTCCCACCTTGAGTATCACTTCCACTTACCCATTGTGTTTTTGTAGTTGAATTATCACTATACTTCCAACTTGCTCCATCTTCTCCTGCCGGATCCTTACTATAAAATCCAGTTCCACCACTCCAACTTTGACTAACAATATAAGTATATAAAGTTTGTTCAACTGCTAATTCTTGTGAACTTGCATCATATAGATTTAAATAATATTTTGCAGTACTTGGTATAATACTATCTTGAATAGATTGAGAAATATAATCATAACTAAACTTAATTAAAATTCTCGATACATCAATTTTAGTACCACTATCATTCACATCTTTTCGTACTTCTAAAATCTCATCAAGACCAGTATTCGTTGAGGAACTTGGTGTTGCTTGATATAGTGTAGTATCTACGGTTGGGTATTCAAAATAAAACATTAAATATCTCCTACTACTCTACCTTGTATATCTGAATTTGGGAATTTAACTTCGAATATACTTGGATCTAATGATGGATAAATAATTCCATCTTTGGTTGCTGAATTTATATCGTAAACATAACCAGAATATCCCTCTGAATATCTCCATTTATTTTCAATAAGTATCATAGAGGTTTTAGGATTATCTTCTGCAGGTGGAACAATACTTGCTACACCATCCACTAAAGAAATTTTATATGCTATATCGCTCGTAACAATCGATTGGTTAAATTGCCATTTCTCAATATTAAAATGTTCCTTCACCGCCTCTACACAATTAAATAATACTTCATTCTTATTAAAACCTCTTTGAGTAATAATTGCAAATTTAACTCCAATATTAATCATATATCCATCACGTATGTTTATTGCATCGGTCATCATTCTATATTGTGATAAATAAATTTTTACATTTTCTTTTACTGCTTTATTTAATCTTACTAAATTTTTATTTCTATCAAATCCCAACATATACAAATTCATTGCCAACGGATTTGGTATCTTACTTACTTCATTTGATGTTGTTTGACCATCTGCAGATATGACTTGTATATTAGAAAGAGACTCATCTTGAACTATATACGCTTTAGATATATTCCCAAACTTTTGTGGTAATGAATAAACTCTTGTGATATAATCTTCTTTGGTTACTGCTCGATTTTGAGTATTAAAATATGCCAATGCATTTTCTTTAATCTCTTGATCTGTTTCACCTTCAGATCCTCCAGTAGCAGGACTTACATTAGTAACTGATAAACTTTTTTTCATATCATCTACATCAGATGTAGTTAAACCAGTTTCGTTAAGTGTCCAAGATATATTTCGTTTTGCGTTTATCTCACCACTCAAAACATTCTCTTCAACCGAACCACCAAAAGTATAAATTACTGTTAAAGTTGTATTACTTGGGGATAAACCAAAAGTACGAGTTTTCAAAAAATTACTCGGGTCATATGAAGTATCAAGTTTAGATAACCCTGTTGCCAAGGATGAACCAACATTGTCAGGATTCGGAATAATCTCTTCATCAGGATTATCTGAAACACCTGCACCAAATCTTAATTCTGTTTTACCATCTGGTCTAATATAAGTTGTAAATCTTCGAGAAGTCTTTATTAATTTTAATAAATAAGGTGTATCGTTTGAAAAAGATGATAATTCAGGATCATTATCAGAAGTGTTGGCAACTGATTCAAATATAGTATCTTGTGCCAAGAAAGGAACTTCATACCATTTATTTCCATCTGAATCGGTAATCGATACAATCTCTATAACTTGACTATCACTTAAAACGGCTGTATTAAATTTTTGAGCTGCACCAAAAGTAAAATCTTCAGAATATCTTTTACCAGATTCTACTTGACCTGTTTTTGTAAGACTATAATATGTTGGTACGTTTCCAGAGAATTTTGATATTGCAACATCCATTCTATCAAGAGAAGAAGATACTGCAAAATTAACATCATCCATCAATCTAAATTCACTACCATTTGATGCTCCAAATAAACTATTACCATCCAATATTGGTGCGTAATCTAAGTCGGGTCTATAGTTAGTATCATCTGAAGTAGTTGCTGGAACTTCAACTGTAAATTCACAAATTGCAGTTGATGGGTGTGAAACTTTTGGTTTATATCCAAGTGATTGTGCAATCTTATAAATATTTTTCTTTTCCTCTGCTGCATGTAACAATGATTCTCTAAATTGATTATCAACATAATATGAAAGAACATCACCCACATATGCTGCCATCTCGATAAACATCATACCAGGAGACGCTTCGTTGAAGTCATTATATGTATTTGGAAAATATGATTTAGCAAATTCTATAAGGTTTTGTCTAATAGAAGTAAAATCTCTACCGAGATATCTTACTTCTTTTGAAATTGATTTTTTATTTATTCCGTAATCTGGCATTTTATATTCCTACATTAAAATTAAAGGTTATAGCGTCGAAAGAATCTTCATCTTCAAAATCTATCGAATACTCAACTGACAATACTATTTTATTATTATCCTGTTCATCTAAAGAAACATATACATTTTGAAGAGTTACATACGATAACCAAGTTGATACAGCATCTCTAACTGACTCTTCAATACTACCTGTAGTAGACTCGGAAATTGGTTCAAATATAATCCTATTTACATTACATCCAAACTCAGGTTGACCTAAACGTTCACCTTTGGCAGTCAATATAAGATTTTTCATATTACTGTATACTTGTTCTTTAATCGTTTTAGACTGATTAAAATGACCAGTTTTACCACTTTGTAATGGTAATGTGACTCCTACAAATACATCGTCATTTTCATTAATCTCTCTAATGGATGCCATTATTTACCTTTTTTGTTTATCACTTTCATTAAATCACTATAATCTCGTGTCATAGCACTCACAACATCTTCAGGAATCTGGTCGGAAGTTACACCAGCATCTTTTAAAGTTTGTACTGCTCCAACTTCTCTTTGAACTTCTTTATTATCTGCCCCATATCCTAACAATTCAGTCATTCTTGTGGAATCAAATGTTCCACCACCTACCGTTGGATATTCATCAAATTCCCCGTTTCCTCCAATTCCACCAACGGTTTCATTTAAAACCTTATTTAAAATTCCATTAGATGAATATTTTACTTCCTTCTTAACAGGTTTTTTTCTAACAATACGTTTAGATTTTTTTGAAGATACCGCAGAGGTGCGTTGTTCCTTAATAAGTATCTCGTTCACTTGTTTTTTTACTTCTCGTCTAACCGCTTGTTCAATAATTTTTACAAGTTGTTGTTTATTCATAGTAACTCCTATTACTTTGTTTTTACAATTTTACTTAAATATGGGCCGGCTGCTATCATCTGTGTCATTTCGGTATTTAGTTCTTGTAACTTTATGTTCTCTTTAGTTAATTTACCTACTGCTACCATATCTGGAATTGCAGTTTTAACTACAATCTCTGCTGCATTTTTACCAATGGTTGCAGTATTCTTTTGAATCTCAGCCTTTAAAAGTATATCAAGTACCTTTTTTAATTCTTTACCAAGTACTGCTGGTTCTGTTGCATCTTCCCCACCAAATTTTATATTACCATTATCTGGTGATTCTATTACGGTTTCACCACGAGCTCCAATAGAAATGTTACCACTACTTAATATTCCTATGTTCCCATTATTTTTTGAATTCAATATAATTTGATTACTATTTATAAATATTTCGGACATTGAATATTTATCAAAATTATCTACTTGTGGTGTAAATGCTTTAGGTATAATTTGTTTAGTCATACTCCCAAGAGTTATCGTAGAACTCTGGTCTATTGAAAATTCTTCTTTCTCTGGTTTTACACTACTACCTTTATAAAGAATTTCCCTTTGTAAACCTGTATGTAAGGTTATTTTAGAACCATCAAGGCCATGCTCCTCATTCATTTCCCTATCACTGCCCAATCGTATAGTATTACCAAACCTTCCCTCGATAATTACATCACCCTCTTCTGCCATTAATCTTGGATAGGATTTTGGTTCGTGATAATATCCAGTTTTATGTTCATCCTCGTCAGTATTTACAACTACCTTATGATCTTTTTCATATGAAGTATATCTCTTAAACATACTTTCTTTATCGTGTCCCAATATACTAATATCTGGTTTTAAATTTTGAGAAGGACTACCAGTAAAATTAAAAGGACTAAAATAAAATCTATTCCCACTTTCCAATTTTGATAATTGTGAAACATACACAATTTCTCCAACTATAGGATAAGTCATAAGATTAGGATTCATTGGTTTACAATCTTTTAAAAAATCTACTTCTTTTCCTTTCTCACTTGTCATATATCTAGCAAGAATTCCACCGTAATATGCATAATTTGGTTTCCCATTAGCCTTTTTGGGAAATGAAGATTTAGTTTCATCTAAATGAACCTCTACAACTTCCGCCATTTCTAATTCATAAAATCTAAATTCTGTTTGTATTTGTTTTAAATAATCATTGAGTTGTGCTGCAGTAAAAATTATCTTCTGTTTTGGCTGTATTCCTGCATCAATTCGCTCTATATATGCCATTTAATTTTCTTTCGATTGTGTAATATTATCCGTAATTCCCTGTGTTCCTTTTGCAACATCTTCTATATCTTTTAATAACTGTTCTTTTTCTACATCACTCAAACCAAACTCTTCCGTAGAATCACCCCCATGTGCTGTTGCAATTCGTTGTACAACAGTTGCCAACTTAACAAGTTGTTCATCATTCTTTACATTGATTTCCAAATACTCTTTCAACATTGGAATGATTTGCACAGCGGTGTCACCATCTTTGATGAAACCAACTACTTCTTTCATCAGTACTTCTAATTGTTCTTTGTTTCGTTTGGAATTATCGTAAATGTCTTTGAATACATCTGAGAGGGTTTTGCCCTCGAATACTTCAAAATCGATTGCCATTTTATTACCTATATTATTACATTAATAAATATCGGATTGGTAAAAAATACTTATATATAAATATATACTAAAATTGTTTATAAAATATATACAATAGTTATTATTGTCGGAAAAGTAACCGACATATGACAATAACTAACGGGAGAAAGACCAATGAAGGAAGTCATAACACTCGTCAAAGGCTGGGTAGACGACATAGCTCATTTACTTATGTCCTTTGTGGCCATTGGTGCTGTTTCTGAAGTAATCTTTGGAAGTGGAATCTTTGGTGTAAATGTTATCGGTAACCTGACATCTATCATAAACAAGTTCGGCGATTCTGGGTTCGCAGGACTCGTCGCATTGTTGGTGTTAGTGGGTTTATTCCGTAAGTAGTACTAATCGGAAAAATAATTAGGGGAACTATTAATTTAGTTCCCCTTTTTATTGCGTAATTGTGATGATATGAGACTGAATCTCATTATCATTACTTATAAATAACTACCAGTAAATTTAGTATCTACTGAACCACTAAATTCAAAATTTCGTTTTAGTGTTTTATGATGCTTTTTCATCACATTGATTACACGAGTAATATGTTGTGTATTGGAATCAGTCATCTCTCTAATTAAAATATAAAGTGCCTTTTTATTAAAATTATCAATTCTATCTTTCATATCAATCAACTCAATAACGGCATTAGCTACATCTAAATCTTTCTTTCGTTTGAAAACTGTCGTGAGATTATTTTTCCAATATTCTGCAAGAATCATAATATACTCAACATTCATTTCTCTTCGGTCTTTAATTCTCATTTCAGTCGTAGGATTTCTTTTATAATCCGTAACCGAATAATCATCGTGTTGTTTCATTCTCTTATAATTGTTATTATTATGTAGAATCAAATAATTTTTAGCAACAATACTGAAGTATGAGAAGGCCTTACCCTTACCCTCAGTAAACTTATGCATGTTCATATAGAGGAAGCTAACCACCTCATGCTTCACATCCTCACTTGGTACATCAAAGTAATAAAACTTGAATGTATGAATGATATTTTCGGCAAGTTTTTCAAAAGCATACCGTATATGTTCATTATAAATTCGTTCTCTCATATGAGGACGAGTTTCTTTATTATGACGAACTATGGCATTTTCTGTGCCTTGGGTGAAGTAAAGTTTCTTCTTTGATTTACGTGGCATTTATATTTCCTCTTCAGTTATTTTAGTTAAATCGTCAACTGCACCTTTTATAGCTTTAAATACAGTTCCAATCTCATCATCGGATTCAAACTTACCCTCTGAATCTAAGTCATCAAGAACCCGTTGTGTTTGTATTATTCTGGCAGAATAATTCTCTATCCAATCTTCTAATCTTTCAACTTTGTTAACTTGATTCCAAGTTGTATATCCAAGTGTTGCTGTTAATATTAATACGATTCCAAATAGTATTTCTAAAACCATTTTGTACTCCTTTGTTGTTGTTCTAATCGATTCATACATAGTTTGTAAACTTCTGAATCTATTTCTGAACCTAAATAATTTCTTTCTGTTTCTAAACAGGCTACGGCAGTAGTTCCAATACCAATAAACGGATCAAAAACCGTATCACCTTTCTCAGTATAATTTTCTATACAACGAACTACTATATCTTTAGAGAAATTATAATTATATCCTTTATATGATTGGTGTGGATTAAACCAAATATCATATTTAAATTGTTTAGTATTTTTAGATTTAAAATTTTCTTTACCATAACACAAAACAAATGCATAATTGTATCGATACATATTTATTTCTCTTGACTTTTCCCAAATCTTTTCATTCAATAAATCGTAACCCAAATCTTTCATTATTGAAGTTACATATTCGTGTTTGGGAATAGTTCTTCTATTGTATCTACGATTACTAACCACAATCGTTACTACATTTTTATTTGGATTCAATTTAGAATAAATGTCTTTCATCCATCCAAAATATTTCTCATCATCCTCTATGGGTGTCATTCCTAATTCATCGTAATCTGGAGGTGATAAAAAAACATAATCATAATCTAATTTTCTATTAGTAATTGTATATAAACAATCCTCATTAAAAATTTTATTTTTCACCAAATAACTCATCAAATAAATCTTTAGCAGTAGCCCCTGCAGTTTTTTCAATATTAGTTAATTTACTTTTAACTTCTTTCTGTACTGCATCTTTTATATTGGTAACAGCCTTCTGAACATTCTTTTTGGATTTTGTTTCTCCATATTTCCATTCAGTATATTCTGCACGGGTTGCCATATGGTCTGCCCAATGAATCAAATATGGTAAACTTGTCTTGAAACTATTTTCAGGTCTAAATGTTTTCAAGTATTGTTGATTTGCTTCATCATACATTCCATCACTTACCTTGATTGTTAACCACTCTAACTGGGAAATCTTTATATCAAAATGTTGTAATAGATACAATGCTCTATCCGTAACACTCATATATTGCATTTCAGGATTTTGTGTAAAATATTCATTTAGTTTCTTCCGTCTCCAATCATCTTCTTGTGGAATATAATATTCATGTTCCGTATCCCCAACTTTACCTAAGTCGTGGTGTAGTGCACAAAATACAAGTTCTTCTTCTGTGAAATCAAGTACTGCACCAATCTCCTCATATACCTTCTTTAGTTTTTTTGCCGTCTCTGTAACGTGTAAAACGTGTTCTATATAACCACCAACAAAACAATAATGATAATTTGGTTTTCCACTTGCTGGTGCTACTATCATTCTATCTTCAAAAAATTTATACATCTTTAAAAGATTTTCTTTCCGTTCACCTTCAAAAGTATTCTCCACTATATCAATTAACTTTTGATAGTTATCCAACAATTGTTGTTCTGTTAAATTTTTCATAACCTATTTATCTTCTCCTTTGGTAGTGTCATTCTATGTCGATAACTACCTATTTTTTGAACGATAATATATTTGTTATCCTCCGTAATACTTTCTACTTTGTAAGCTGGTTCTCCTTTTTCAACAATACCAATCATTCTTGGTAGTACAAAATCACCAACTTTTATTTCTTTATCTTTTGCCATAGTTATCCTTTCCTGAATACTAATATGGGTTCAAATTTAAAATAATTTCCGTTAACTTCAACAGAATTTTTTCCTTGTTTTGGATTTAATCCAATCATTTTGGTCATTAACATTTTTAGTTTACCTTCATATGTACAACCTAAATCTTCTAATATATCAATACTATCTTGTTCCAATGGAATAAATTTATCACTACCAACTTTGATATCGGCTATGTTCCAACAAATATATCGGTCATCTTTCAACATCTTATACGCCGTAGTTAAGGTAGGTTTAAGAAAGTTATCACGCCAATCTTCGTACGCCGAAAATTTCTTAAACGATTGGTTCTCATCTTGAGAGTATTGTTCACGATTAAAGTAAGGTGGTGAAGTAAAGACGAAATCGACTTGACCTTCGTATTTTTTAAAGTTAGGTTCGTCATATATCTCTTCACTACCATTCGTAAATACGCTATACGTGTTCTTTTTTTTATCACCCCAAAATGGATTACTTTGGAAACAATGAGTATTATAGAACTCAGCTACATTCTCATATCGTCCAACATTATCAAGATTGGGATCAGTACCTATATAATGTAATGTTCTATTAGTACACATAGCTCCTAATATTCTTCCACCCCAACCTGCTGATGGATCATATACTATTACATCACCATCTATATGTTCTGTATAATATTCATATAAAAATCTTGCAGTTAATGCTGGAAAGTTAACCGCCGGCTGTCCTAAACCTAATCGAAAGATTTGTAATGCCGTAGGAAATATTCTTTGATTACGATTGTATTGTCTACAATGATAGTGATAATATCTCGTTTGACCATTCTTCAATTCTATAGTATCATCTAACTCTACACCATCTAATGTTCTAATATTATCTTTAGTTAAAATATTTCTCTTTAATAAATCTTTAACTTGTGTGCCAGTAAAACTTAACCACTCACCATTTGAATCAACTTTCCATTTATTTTTTTGTTGAATTATAGTCAATCCCTGCTCGGTATCTTTATTTATATCTTTAATATACTTCTCTACATCACCGACATCTTTTCTTCTTAATGTCTTTCCGAAAGCATACATTGAATCTTTATATAACCCACGTTTCATTGACTTAGAAAATCTTTCTCTATAATCATCTTCACTAAACATATCATATATAGAATGAGCGTTCTCACTACTAACACCAGTTGATATTTTAGTTTTTAGCATAGTAGGAAAGAATTGATTCACGCCACTTGCAAGTTTATTAAAGTTTCTAATAACTCCAGTTTTCTTTGTAAAGAATTCTTCTACATTCACTTCGTGAAGTTTACTCCACTTTTTAATTATATCTTCTTCGTTTTGACCAATAACAGGAGGTTGTGGTTTTTCTTTATCATCCCATTTAGTAATCACATAATCTCGTAGCTCATCTATCCAAACATCGACCTCGTTGGGCGATTTTTTCAATAGTTCACCATAAGTTATATTAACAGAATTATTCACATCCGTTATGTTTGACTTTTCGTAAAACCTTTTATTCAATTTTAATTGTAACCTATCAATTTATTATACTATAATATACGACATTTTTTGAGGATTATCAAGCCTTTTTTCAATTATTTCCTGACATAACTGCAGTATGTTTTTGAATTTTTGCATCTGCAAACTTATACGGCTTAGTACCAGGTGTTTCCAAAATATCAATACGATTTACAAAACGTTTATTCATCGTATCTCTAACTTGGTAAACGCCATCTTTACCATCCGTGCCTTTTAAAAGAACGAAATCATCGTAATCTAACCAACCACCAAATCGTTTCAGAAGATTTCTACTCACCGCTATGAATCGGTACTCACTAGCCTTATGTACCTTTATACGCGTTCCATCCGCGAGAATGTTCGGTGTAGAATCTGTCTGACGACTTACTGGATGATACATCGTTACTGTCACGTCCATTCCTTCCAGCTTATGTTCAGAAACAAGGTTTTCTAATTCCGTATTTCTAAGTGTGAGTTCCTCTGTTTTATTCAAAAACTCATCCCTCAAACTATCTTTGTATGAACGAAATATGTTTGTCCAAACATACGCGTTCGTCATAACTATCATTGTAAAACCTAATACAAAAAACTCTCTTAGGTTCTTCATCATAATCATATCCTTATTATTTTTCTTATCTATAAATATCATTTTACTTACTTAAAACCTCTATTTTTAATTTTTGTGGAGCTGCGGCGATTCGAACGCCGGTCCTGTCTGTTTCCTATACAAAGTCATTTACAGCTTAGTTGGATTCCAAATCTTAGTCATCCACAACCTTTGTCAAGTTATATACAGGTCTTGAAAACTGGTAGTTTCTTTAATCACTAACTTCCCCCTAACTAAAGTGAGATCGTCTAACTTATTTTATGACCGAGTGTTAGACAACTCAGTAACTTATGCGTAAGCGTAAGTTGGTTCGTAATTTGAAACAGGTTCAACGAAATCGTTGGACACCATTTCCGATGTGGCTAAATGCCAATCAATTACCAACCCGTTTAGCGAATTATCGCCAATTAGGTTTTGTTGAGTCTTATTTAAGAGTCTACTCAAACTCTGCTGCACTTTAGTACCGAATAACACCAGTCGATCCCTGTCAGCCCCATATTTATATTTCTAAATCCTCATCTGGGTTTGCCCAATCATCGTCACCATAATCATTTAATTCCACATGATACGATAATGATTCAATTAAATCCACAATGATGTTCCAATTCTCATCATTATAAGCCTTTTCTAACTTCTCTTTGATGTCCGCAAATTCCATTGATTTCTCCAATTATTCTTTTATAATTATAAAGAATATTCAAAACCGACCTTAAATTTATAAAACTGTTTTCCCTTAACATCATTGTAATCAATAATATTATTAAGTATTATTTTTTCTGTTAGTTTCCAATTCAATGAAATATTAACCTCTTTATCAAACCTATCTAAATCAAGAACTTCATCTCTGAAATAATATCCATCAAGTTTAGTCACTAAATCAAAATGGTCATTGATTTTTTTCTTATTAGAAATACCAACAGAAGTTCCTTGTTCTAATTTATTTTCAGAATAGAATCCTGTATACCCAATACTAAACCAATTCCTTTTATAACGAGCATCTAATTTACCATATTTTAAATCACGAGAAGTTTTGTTTACATATTGTGGTTTGATATAAAATATACTTGGTGTCCAAGTAAACCATACCTCATCATCAATATAGTTTTGTCCTAACTCTCGTTCCCAGTCTCGTTTGAAATATACTGTTTTAGATTTAAATCCAATAGATACTTCATAGTCATCTTTTGTAATTGTTTCATCGTTTGGTGTTCT